ATGATATACTAACTATAGATCAGTGCATAAATGGCATACCAGGAGAAATTGAGTCAATGGATGTTTCAACATCGTCTGGATATCCATTTTCTCTTGATAATAATTTGCGAGGGGCTAAGGAGAAAGTTCTTCCCGGTGAACCTGGTAGTAGAATTCTTTCTAAAGTTGCTCAGGAACATTATGATTCATGGCAACAACTTATGAGTCAAGGGATTATACCATCTGATCCATATTTGGCAACATTGAAAGATGAACGTAGACCATGGAAAAAAAAAAAGTGAAAGAAGGAAAAACTCGTGTTTTTTGTGCAGGTTCTTTGACTTCATTTTTATTAAATAAACAATATTTTGGATCATTTTGTAGATTTTTTAAAAGAATCCGACACGATACATTTTCAACTTTAGGAATGAATCGAGGATCATATGAATGGCATAATATGATACAAACTATGTTAGAAGTAGGAGATAAAGGAATAGATGGGGATCAAAGTGAGTGGGACGGAAGATTTAAATCAGGAATAGCGCTTCAATTATTGGATTTATTTACGGCTTATTATGGACCAGAATATCAACTGGAAAGAAAAATCCTATTTATGCATTCAGTATTTCCGAATATTCGTGTAACTTGGAATTTTGATGGACCCTCAAAATCATATATTTTTGAAGTACCGGGATGTATGCCTTCAGGTTGGTACTTAACATACGTAATGAATTCGCTTGTTAATGCTGTATTAATGAGACTAGCGTGGATTGAGTTGGTTTCACGACCATACAATGATTTATACTATTTTCATAAATATGTGCGTGAAAAATATGCAGGAGATGATAGTTTATTAACTGTTGCTGATCCTTTCTTGAAAGAATTTAATGGAATAAATATTGGAAATTATTTTGCTGAGTATGATCAAATATTTACACTTTCAACTAAAGAAGATATTATTGAATATAGAAAATTAAGAGAGTGTTCATTTTTGAAAACAACTACTGGAGTAATGTATAATAGATATGTGCCATTATTTAATATGGAAGCCAATTTGGAGACTACAAATTGGATCTCAAAGAAAGTCCCCGATAAGGAAAAGGCGACGGAAGATAATTGTAATGATGTATTACGTAATGTTTATTTTTATGGAAAGGAAAAGTTTAATGAAATACGAGATAAAATTTTAGAGCGAAAGCCAGGCTTTAATTTAGTTTCATTTTACTCATTGGATATGGCTTATTTGGATTATGGGAGTTTACCGGATCCCTATGGAACATTTGGTTTTCAAAAGAATAGTAATATTTCAGCGAATACTTTAATGAAATCCATAGAGACAATTCAGAAACAAAGTAACTCTTTCAATTTTATGAATGAAAGTGCGTTGCAGGTATTTCTGAATTAATTTAAAATGGCTTTAAACCAAAA